AATCACAAAGACCGCAATTCCAATGCCTGCAAGCGGAAGATGGGCAAATGCCGGAATGGTTAGAAGCAGGGGGGGAAGTACAGCTTGGAGAATGTTGGACGCTCAATACTGGGGCGTTCCCCAGCGTCGAAAACGAATCTATCTTGTCAGAGATTTTAGAACAGACCGTGCCGGACAAATACTTTTTGAGTGCGAAAGTGTGTTGGGCTATGTTGCAGAGGGCAGAGGATATGAAACGGGATATGCCGGACAAACTGCGGATTGCGCTTCTGGAGGTAATAGCGGAGGACTGGCACAAGGCGCAGACGGACAGTTGAAGCTGAACTTTGAAGAGGGAGAAGAAAAGAAGCATACAAAGTTAGATTTTGGACGGACCGGCGACAGGATATATATTGACGCAAAACAAAGCGTGACGCTGATGGGGCGGGCAGGCGGCGGGGCGGCAAAGACGGGGTACTATCTTCTTCCCGTATATACGATTATCGGGAATGTACTGGGAAGGAAAGCGGGGAGCGGCGGCAATCAGACGGGAGTGGGGCAGGATATTTCCCCGACGCTGACAGAGAGCGACAGACACGCCGTGGCAGCCCCGGAAGAGAGCTGGCGGCAGAAATACAGGGTCCGTTCCCTGACCCCGTTAGAATGTGAACGGCTTGACGGATTCCCGGATAACTGGACGCAGTACGGGGCAAGCGGAAAGGAAATGTCAAGCAATGCACGGATAAAAGCACTGGGAAACAGTATTGCTGTACCGTGTGCAGAACGTGTCTTCCGGGGAATAATTGCCGCAGAACAGGAGGAAAGGAAAGATGGCTGAAAAGCAGAGGTTGTCCGAATCGGACACAATCATATTGTCTTTGCATGACCGCTGGTGGAAGAAGATTCTGGCGGGAGAAAAGCAGCTTGAAATCAGGAAGACACGTCCTGCCGGGAAGGGTCCGTTCAGGGTTCTTGTGTATGTGACAGGGACAGGGGAAATAAAAGGGGAATTTATCTGCAATAGCTTTTTCAAAATACGGACTATCCCGGAAGTAAAGAGCCGGACGGGATTGCTGGAAGTAGATGTTCCGGGGGCAAGCTGCCTGACCGGGCAGCAGTTGAAAGAGTACGCAGGAGAAAGCGGGAAGCCCTTGTGGGGCTGGTCAGTGTCACAGGCGAAGGAATACGACACGCCGCACAAATTAAGCCTGTACGGGCTGAAAAGACCGCCGCAGTCCTGGCAGTATTACAGAGGGGAAGACGTGCCGGACATTAAATGTAAGACAGAAAGAAGGTGAAAAAGATTGTGGAGGTATGAACCGAACACGCTTTTAAATGCGGACTGCCTGCCCGTCATGCGGGAAATGCCGGATAAGTTCTTTCAACTTGCGATAGTTGACCCGCCCTATGGGATAGGCAATGACGGACAGAAAAAGAAAGTGTGCAGCAATCCAAAGCAAAGCAGGAAGGAACACGAAAAGAAGGACTGGGACAGTAAAGGCATACCGGGCGCAGAATACTTCCGGGAGCTTGAAAGGGTATCTGAAAACCAGATTATCTGGGGTGGCAATTATTTTGTGAAGCACTTAAAAGCAGGGCATAAAGGCTGGATAATCTGGGACAAAGGGCAGCGGGGCTTGTCAATGTCAGATTGTGAAATTGCCTACACGTCGTTTGACTGCCCGACAAGGATTGTCACATTTAACCGGGTGGAACTTCTGAAAGAAGGGACGATTCACCCGACACAGAAGCCAGCGAAGCTGTATGAATGGATATTGACAAACGGCTATGCAAAGCGGGGCGACAGAATACTTGACACACACGCCGGAAGCGGTTCTTGCCCGGTTGCGTGTCAACGCCTGCGGTTTGAATGGTATGCGATAGAGATTGACGAAGGGTATTACACGGACGCAGACAGGCGCATACAGGCAGAGAAAGCGCAGCTTTCATTGTTTGACTTAATCTGACAGGAGGGAAGGGAAATGCAAAGTAAATTATGCTATATATGCAGCCCGTACAGGGGCGATATTGAGAGAAACACGGAGTATGCAAGGGAGTTGACCCGGATTGCGTTAGACTGCGGATATACGCCGATAACGCCGCACTTGTACTTGACGCAGGTACTAAACGAAGAGGACCAGGAACAAAGGGAAAAGGGGATGGCGGCAGGCACGGAGCTTTTAAGGAATTGCAGATATATCTTTATCGGAAGCAGGTACGGGCTTTCAGAAGGTATGCTTGCGGAAATACAGATTGCACTTGAAGAGGGCATAACGGAGCTTGCACAGGAGAAAGGCGGGCTTGTGGAAGTATACGGAGGGCAGCAGGCATGACAAGAGAACAGGCAGCGGACAAACTGAAAAAGCTGAAAGCCCTTGCAGAGAAGGGCGTGGGCGGCGAAAGACAGGACGCACGGCGGCTGTATGAAAAGATAAAAAGCAAATACGGGATAAGCGAAGAGGAATTAAAAGAACCGCAGCAGGACCAGCAGGAAAAGCAATTTGACGGGGACACACTCTTTCAGGCAGCGACCACGGCAACAATGCTGAAAGCAGAGCAGGAAGAGTGCGACGCTTGCCCCGGTCATTACGGGCAGGCAGAGTGTAAAGAGTGCGGGACATACGGAAACATACAAAGGCTTTCCAGACGGCTTGAAAGGCTGTCAAGGAAGAGGAAAGGGGGAAAGAATGTTTTATAGCGGCTATTCATGCGACAAGTGTGGGAAAGCCATTGAATACAGGAGAGAACCGAAAGAATGGCTCCCGTCAAAAATATATCTTGTTGAATACGCAAGGCAGAACGGGTGGAGCGTGGGAAAGAAAGTCTTATGCCCTGAATGTAGAAAGAAGCATTAAAAGCGGAGGAAGAAGAGGAATGAAGCAGGAAGAAACAATACAGGTATTCAAGAACTATTTCAACTACATAAAAAGACCGGGGGCGGCTGACCTTCTGCAATGGATGGACGCAAACGGCTTCTTTGAAGCCCCGGCAAGCAAGCGACACCACGGAGCGGAACCCGGAGGGCTTGCGCAACATTCAATAAATGTGTGTCGGCGGCTTATACAGATGAACGCAGAGGAAGAACGGCGGCAGCAGTCTTTGAATTATGATTTAGAAACGCTGGCAATCTGCGGGCTTCTTCATGATTTATGCAAGATAGACGCATATAGAAAAGTTGGGTTTGAGGGCATAAACGAATATCAGTTGACAAAGAATTTCCCTGCCGGACACGGGGAAAAGTCCGTTATCCTGATTTTACAATTTATGCACTTGACACAAGAAGAGATTCTGGCAATCAGGTGGCACATGGGGCAGTACGACTTTTACGCAAGGGGCGGCGGGTATGATTTAGACAACGCTTTCCGGCAAAGCAAGCTGGCAGTTATGCTTCATCTTGCAGACATGATGGCGACGCATTTTGACGAACGGGAGGAAAAGAAAGAGTGAAAAGAAGTGAGTTAGAAAAGTATCTGGGAAAAGTCGTCACAATAAAGCTATTTGACAACGACGTTATCAAGGGGGAACTGCATAAAACAGGGGAAGAACAATTCAGAAATAACCCGAATTTGTACATACCGCAGAAATGCTATTTCTTAATCAATCCCCAGTCATGCCTGTTTAAGAGTTCACACGTTAAGAAGCTGACAGAAGGGAGATAGAGAAAATGAACTATTACGCAAGGCAGCAGAACCGCAGGAGAAGCGAAGCGACAGAGCAGGAAACAGTGATACAGTGGTGCGGATGGCAGCAGGCAAGCCACCCGGAACTGAAATTGATTTATCATATCCCGAACGGCGGCAGCAGGAACACGCTGGAAGCGGCGAACCTAAAGCGGCAGGGGGTAAAAGCGGGCGTTCCTGATTTATGTTTGCCTGTAGCAAGAAACGGATTCCACGGGCTGTATATCGAAATGAAGTACGGCAGGAACAAAACGACGGACAGCCAGGACGAATGGCTGGAAGCACTGAAAGAACAGGGATATTTCACGGCGGTTTGTTACGGGGCAGAGGAAGCGGAAAGGATAATTGCAGGGTATTTGCAGTTTCCGGGCTATCCTGCAATAGAGAGCCGGAAAACACAGAAGGAGGGCTAAAACATGGGAATAGATATGCGGGGCTTTAAGGTTGTTTATAAAGAGCGTGTATATAATGCGCTGAATATGTGCTGGAGGTATAATGACACGCCACCAGAGATTGAAGCAGAGGAAAAGGGGATTGCAAAGCCGAAATTTTTAACGGTTGTTACTCTGAACGAAGACGGGGAAGTGATTCTTCTGCATGATGAAGCCTGTATGTTTCAGTTTTTAAGAATCACAAATTAAAGGAGGGGCAGACGTGAACATACAAAAAGCAGCGGTCAGGGCTTCTAATAACGCCATGCGGGGCTATATCCCGCATAATGCCATAGTTTCACAGGGGGCGAAGATTGCCGCCCGGCAGCAGGCGCAGGAGAAGCCACAGAGGGGCAAGAAGGGCAGGAAACGGGAAAGGCTTACAGAGATAAGCACAGGCAGTGGAAAACCCGTTCTAAAGCAGAATGTGGGCGTTGTACGGGCTGCAAAGAAGCTATTCGAGTATGAGGAAACAGGGCTTTCCCCGTATGAAGTCCGGGCGTTGATAGAGAGGGAAAAGGCATTGACAGAAAAGGTGAAGAAAATGCAGGACTGGTGAAAGAAGGTGCGGGCATGGACCGTGAAAAATGTATTATCTGCGGAAAGACGCTGCCGGAGGACGGGCAGGGAATATGCGCTGACTGTCTGGCTGAAAAGTCAGACGAAGAAACCGCAGAGGAATTGCGGGATATAGCGGGCGTGTTAAGTATTACGGCAGACACGGACGCAAACATAAAAAAATCAATGGAAGCAATCATGCGTATTGCCTACAGGATAGACAGGAGGAAGGAAAAGTGAAAGTTGACAGGGAAAAGCCGCCGTATCTTCCGAAAGTTGCATTTGTGCGGCTTCATACGGCAGGAAGGGAAGTAAAGGACTATCGGGAAGAGTTCAAGGGGCAGGGCTTTACTTCCAATCAGTTCAAGCACATGAAGAAAGCTGATGAATTGTGGGACGGATTAGAACTATGGGTAAGCATGTGGGACTATGACAATCACGAAAGCTGGCACTTATGGAACTGGAAGAAGGAAGACGATAACCGGGTAATGCTTGCAATGTATGAAGCGGAACAATATAACCCGTTTTGCGCTTATGAAGATGATTTTGAGGGCTTCAAGGCTGACTGGGAAGCGGGAACCTATGACCCTGGCTGTACTTACACATTCCCGCTTTCTGCGGTAGAGGTTCTGGAGGTTGTGCAGGAGGAAGAGGACAACAGAAATCATGAACGGGTACAGAAAGAAGTTGCAAAGGCGAAAGAAGACGTTTTCTTGAAATGCCGGGCGACAAAGAAGAAAAGGAAATACGGGAAAAAGAAAAGAAGATAGGAGGGCGAAGGAAGTGGGGAAGAGAAAGAACAGGCATTGCCAGAGCAAACAGGAGGTATTGCAGAGAGTACGGCAGCAGAAAGCGGCAGAACAGCCGGAGAAGCGCAAGCCGCTTTTAAAAAGACAGTTGCAGACGGTAAACAGAATAAGACCTTCCGTTGAACGGGCAAGGGCGCAAATGAGGGAGAAGAACAGGAGGGAAAGCAAAAGTGATATTGATTGAAGCGGCAGCGGAAGCAATAGGATTCTTCCTGAAAGGGATAGCAGTTATTTTGCTGACAGCGGCAGCGGGGCTTGTGTTTATCATACTGCGGGAAGTTGCGTGGTATGTCAGAAAACAGAATGAAAAGAAGATGGAGGAAAAGGACAATGCAGGTGGCGGCATTTAGCGCAAGAAGCCCGTATGAAATCGGGGACAAAATTCAGGTTATTACACCAGCGGGAAAGAATCAGGAAGGGGCGTTGTATATGACGACATATGCGAAGATAACAGACATTGCCTGCACACATTTCCAGAGGGAAAACAGAGTTCTTTTTACATATGAGCTTGACGGGTCCGGGGAATACATACCGTTGATAACGGCAAAGGAAGCCGGGCTGACCGTCTGAAAACCCGTATATCTTACGCAAGTATAAAAAATAAACAAATATACTTGCGTAAGATTGTGCAGTTTGCCTATTGAAAATATACTTGCGCAAGTATATAATAAATACATAATCAATCAGGCAAACGGAGGAAAAAAGAATGAGGACATTTGAAGTCGGCAAAAGATACGGGGAACACGCAGTTGTATTTGAAATTGTAAAGAGAACGGCGAAAACAATCACATATGCGGCAATCCACCATTCAGGAAGATACAATGAAAGCAGGAGAGAAGAAAAGAAAGTGAAAATACAAAACTGGGACGGCAGGGAAGTATTTTTTGCAGGAAGTGAAACGGTAGAAGCATAAAGAGAGCCGGGAGCCGCAGAGGGGCAGCAGGTGAAGACCTGCGGGGCGGGTCCGATTCCCGCCCGGCGCATTGAATGAAATAACAGACGCAAGGAGGAAGGGCGCATGAAAAAAGCAGAATACAGCAAGTTGAAGCCGGGGGATTTAGTAGAGGTTCCTAGAACACAGTTTTCACAGCAAAGAAGGGGCTGGAATGGCTGGTTATTCAGTGAAGCAGTTGTTATCAGCAAGGGAACAGGAAACAAGAGCAAAAAGCCCGTTGTAAAGGTTCTAATGAGAACGCCGGGGAAGCGGGGAGAATACGGGGTAAATGATTACGGGGAATGTGAAAAGATATTCTTTGCAGAACACGTTTTTCAGACAAACGCAGTAAAAAACGCCGAACGCTTCATGAAAGCAGACGGAGTTGAAACAAAAGAAGCGTTCTATCAATTCATCAAAGAAGAAGACGTGACAGGCTGCGACTGGATAAAATTTCTTGTAGACAAAGGGTTTTTGTTCGGAGAAGAGCCGGGAGCTGCAGAGGGGTAGCAGGTGTGAAGACCTGCGGGGCGGGTCCGATTCCCGCCCGGCGCACTACTGGGAAAATAAAAATATCATACCAGATACAAGGAGGAAGGACACATGAAGACAATTTCTGTTATCAACTTGAAAGGCGGGGTTGCAAAGACAACTTCAAGCGTCAATATGGCGCATATCCTGAACGCCGTACACAAAAAGAAGGTTCTGCTGGTCGATAACGACAAGCAGGGGAACGCTTCAAAGTTCTTTAACCGCCACAGCTATGACAAAGCGGGCGTTGCAGAGGTAATGACGGACAGGAAAATTGACATGGAAGCAGTCATTCAGCATACGGACTATGAGGGGTTAGACATTATCACGGCAAATATGAACCTGTCAACGGCGAATCTGTCAGTAATGCTTGACCAGAGCCGCCCGCAGCAGACACGGTTCAAGAGAGCGTTGCAGCAGGTAGCGGGGCAATACGACTTCTGCATTATAGACAATGCCCCGGATATTAACATAAGCACGATAAATGCGCTAGTTGCTTCTGATGATGTGATAGTGCCGATTACGATTGACGACTTTTCACTTGATGGACTGGAAGAGCTGACAGAACAGATTGAAAACGCACGGGAAGAGCTGAACCCGGCATTGTGCTTCCGGGGGTGCTTCATTACACAGTATGACAGACTGAACGAAGCAGACCAGCAGGGGGAACAATATCTGCAAGTATGCAATAAATACCCGCTTTTTGATACGCATATCAGACGCACGGCAAAAATGAAACCCAGTACATTTGAGCGGAAGCCGATTTTGATTTATTCCAGCCGCTGCGGGGCGGCGCAGGACTATAAAAAGCTGGTTGAAGAATATCTGAAAATGTGACCGAATCGGACACGGAAAGGAAGGAAAAAGAGATGGCAAAAGCAAAATTCAACCTGACAGACTTATTGAACAGCCGTTCAAAGGAGCTGGAGGAAGTAAGCGGAGGACAGCAGCAGGAAAGCGCAGCGGGGCAGCAGGACAACGCCACGCAGCAGGCAGAGGAAAACGCCATTATGAATATTGACGTTCATGACCTTGTACCGTCGAAAGACAATTTCTATCATGTAGACGACGAATTGAAGCGTTCTATTGAGCTTGTGGGCATATTACAGCCGTTACTGGTAAGCCGCCCGGAAAACGGCAAATACAAAGTGATTGCGGGGCATAGAAGACGGCTTGCGGCACTTTCCCTGTTAGAAGAGGGAAAAGAGGAAATGCGGTTTGTCCCCTGTATCTTCAAAAAAGCGGACGTGCGGGACCGCCTGGCACTGATTATGGCAAACCGCTTCCGGGATAAGACCGACTGGGAAAAGATGATGGAAGCAATTCAGGCAGAGGAACTGGCAAAAGAGCTGAAAAAGGAATACAGCCTGAACGGAAGGACCCGTGAAGTCCTTGCAGAGATAACAGGGACAACGGAAGCGCAACTGGGACGGTATAAGTCCATTTATAACAATCTTTCTGCCCGCCTGATGAAATACTTTAAAGAAAGCGTTATCAATGTTTCTGTAGCGGTTGAGTTGTGCGGCATGAGCGCAGCGGGGCAGGAGGAAGCAGCGGACAGGGTGGAGGAAGCCGGGACGCTTTCATTGATGGAAGCAAAGGAAATGAAGCAGAGGGAGGAAGCCGGAAAGGAAATGCCGGGGCAAATGAGCTTCACAGAAGACATTATGCCGGGCGTAACGGGGGAAGGTAAGGAAGAACACGCAGAAGAGGAAGAAACGCCCACAGAGGGCGCAGAGGAAGCCACAGAGGGGCAGCAGGAAGACTTCATGAACCAGCCGGAAGAATACGAAGACCCGCAGCCGGAAAATATCACTTCAATTTGCTATTCCTGCGAAAATTACGAAACGTGCCACGAAAAGAAAAGCACGGTCACTTCCTGCAATGCCTATGTGAACCGGGAAGAAGCCCGAAAGACAGATGAACAGCGGTACGACGAACAGCAGGCAGAAATTGACCGGGAAACGGCAAGGAAGCTGAAAGAACAGCAGCAGGAAGAGAAAATGCAGCAGTTACCGAGTGAAGCGGAAAAGAAGGTGCATGAAATCACGCTGGCGGGTTCAAAGTACAATGAAATTGCAAGTGAAACGCTGACATTCTATCTGTTAAAGAATGACGGGTACAGGGTAGGAGATACGGTGGTAATGCAGGAGTACACGGCAGGAAGAACCACGGGGCGGGAGATTGTAACAGAAATAACGTATGTATGGGAAGACTGGACAGGGCTTGAAGACGATTATTGCATTATAGGATTTACGGTTCAGGAATTGAGAAGAAGGGAAGAAGGCTGAACATAGTGGGATTGCTTGCGGATATTGCGGAGGTTATGGAAAACATGAAAGAAAACGGAGAGAGGGCAACGCCGGAAACGGTGATTGCCCTTGCCGTGTGGAAAGAAGGAGGTAAGAGGGATGGCAAAGACCATGAACAAAAACAAAGTCCTGAAATTGCTTGAATTGTTCCCGGAGATTGACGGAGAAATAAAGTCAAGACGCAGCTTTATTTCAGATTTAGAACAATATTACAATCCGATTCAGGGGGTAGGCTACAGCGACACAACAAAGGGGAAATATGCAAATTCTGACCCCACAGAACGGCTTGCATTGAATATCCCGGAGTATGTGCGGGGAGATATTCAGCGTTACCAGCAGGAAATAGAGGAATTGCAGAAAGTAAAGGTTGAAATCCTGAAAGAAGTGTCACGGCTGACAATGAAGCAAAAAAATGTTGTTTTCGGGTATTATTTTCACGGCATGAAGTGGGAACAGGTAGCGGAGCGGACGCACTACAGCGAAAGACAGTGTAAAAATATCCGGGACGGAGCGGTGGAACGGCTTCTGAAAGGTTTTGAAAATAACCGCATACTTTCTGAATACGAAATAAAGGAATGAAGGATTGCCCGGCATTGCACGGAAAAAGCTGGTATAATAAGGCGAAAGAAACAGGGCTTCAAAATGCAGGGGAAGCAAGGCTGGCTTCATATTCCGGGGATTTTGAAACCCTGATTTTTTTATATTTCCGAAATCAGGGCGGGGCAAAGCTGCGAAAACGAACGAAGGGAAGTGAAAGAGGGCATGGGAAGAAAGAGGAACCCGGAGCGGGACCAGAGCTTGAAAAGGTACATAGAAAGCGGCGGGAAAATGACGCTTGAAGAGCTTGCGGCGGCAGCAGGCGTTCCGAAAGCCCGCATAAGCAAGTGGAAATCAGAGGACAAGTGGGAAGAACGCCTGAAAGAAGCCCCGAAGAAAAAGGGCGGGCAGAGGGGAAATAAAAATGCGGCAGGCAGGACCCCTAAAAAGGACGGAAATAAAAACGCCGTCACACACGGAGCCTTTGCACAAGCGGGGATTGACGACATAGACCCGGAGAAAGCGGAGAAAATAAAAGCGGTAAAGCCAGGCGGCAGCATAGAGAAGATGACGGAGGAGCTGCAAAGCCTGTTAGTACGCAAGGCATATCTGGAGGGGCTATTGAAGCAGTACACAGCCCCGGAAGCGGAGGGGGCTTTCTATGCTGATAAGCTGGTACATATGGCAGTACCGAAGACGCTTGAAGAGGTACAGGGAGAGCAGGACAGCGGCATTGACACAGGGCAGGTGCAGGACCCGGAAGGGGGTACAGAGAAGCTAAAGACAGCAATGAAGACTATCATTAAATCAAGTGCATTTGATAGAGCTATGAAGGTAGAAGCAGAACTGAACCGCCTGCATGGACGTATCATAAAGCAGATAGACAGTATCAAGTCATATGAGATGGAAGAAAGAAGATTGTCGCTGGAAGAAAGAAAATATCAGCTTGCTAAACAAAAATTAACAGGTGAGTTCATTATTGATGATGAAACGGAAGAAATCATTGACGATTTGATGGACGGCGACTGAATGGGTGTAGGTTCTTTCAGCCGATTGGAAGCTATGCGGGTACGAGGACGCCCAGACCCTGCCTAGATACGAAATGAAAAAAAACGGCTTCCGTTTCTGCCGGGAAATATTTTGAAAGGGGGTGCGTCAAAAAATGAAGTTGTACACGTCGGCGGCGATAGCACGGTATCTGGACATGACGGAAAGGAACGTGCGGACGCTGCGGGACAAAGGGATATTGACCGAATACAAGCCGGGGTTGTATGACTTGCAGACGGCGACAAAGCAGTATATAAATTTCCTGCGGCAGAAGAACCCGGAAGCAGAAGAGAAGGTGGACTACAACACGGAGCGGGCAAAGCTGGTGCGGGCGAAAAGGGAGAATCAGGAGCTGGAACTACAGTTGCGGAAGAATGAGCTTCACACGACAGAAGACATTGAAAAGATTGTCACAGATACGCTTGTAAATTTCAGGACCCGTCTTCTGGCTATCCCTGCAAAGTTAAGCCCGATTCTTGCGAAGAAGAAAGACCAGACGGAAATATTTAAGCTGATGAAAGCGGCGATTGATGAAACGCTGGAAGAATTATCTGATTTTGACAGGATAACGAAGGAGGGCGGGGAAGATGAGGGATAACACGGCGCAGCTTTTCCGCAGGCTATTCAAGGTTCTAAAACCGCCGCCAGACCTGACGTTATCTGAATGGGCTGACAAGTTCAGGCGGCTTGCTGCCGGGACGACTGCGGAACCGGGGAGGTGGAAGACAGCAAAAGCCCCGTACCAGAAAGAAATCATGGACGCAATCACGGATATATCAATAAAAAAAGTTGTGATTATGTCAGCGGCGCAGGTGGGGAAGACTGACGCAATGGTTTTGAACCCGATAGGGTACTACATACATTACGACCCTTCACCGATAATGGTTATACAGCCCACCATTGATATGGCAGAAAAATTTTCAAAAGAAAAGCTGTCACCAATGCTGCGGAGTACGCCTGTACTTGCGGAGCGCATAGACGATAAATCAAGAAGCAGCGGGAACACAATCACGCACAAGATTTTTCCGGGCGGGTTCGTTACGATTGCAGGAGCGAACAGCCCCACGGGACTGCGGAGCCATACGGTCAGGATTCTTCTTGCTGATGAAATAGACGGATACCCGGCAAGCGCAGGGGCAGAGGGGGACCCGCTTCTACTTGCGGCAAAGCGGCAAACGACGTACTGGAACAAAAAGCAGGTGGATATTTCAACGCCGACTATCAAGGGGGCTTCCCGGATAGAAATTGAATACGAAAACAGCAGCCGGGGAGAATGGAACACGCCCTGCCCGTGCTGCGGGGAATTACAGCCGCTTGTATGGGGAAATGTTGTCTATGATAAAAACGACCTGTCAGAAATACGCTATGCCTGCGAAAAATGCGGTGTCATTTCAAGTGAAGCGGAGTGGAAGGAACACTATACAGAAGGGAAATTTGTACATGAGGACCCGGAAAACCCGGTGAAAGGCTTCCACCTGAATACACTTGCTTCTACACTGACAACGTGGAAAGAGGTTGTCGAAAAGTTTATTGAAGCGAATGAGGAAGTAAAAAAAGGGAATGTGCAGCTAATGAAGGTATGGACAAATACCGAGATGGGGCAGACATGGGAAGAAGACGGGGAAAGCGTAGACGACGACGTACTTTTGAACCGCAGGGAATACTATAGTTGCGAAGTCCCGGAAGAAGTTCTGTACCTGACAGCGGGAGTTGATACGCAGGACGACAGGTTTGAAATTGAGGTTGTCGGGTGGGGTCCTGATTATGAGAGTTGGGGCATAAAGTACGCCGCAATATACGGGGACTTGCACGGGGATAAAATCTGGGAGGAATTAGACACATTTCTTTCACAGACCTTCACGAAGGAAGACGGGACAAAGCTGAAAATTGTCTGTACCTGCATGGACAGCGGCGGGCATTTCACAAACAGGGTATATAAATTCTGCAAAAAACGGTTTGCCAGGAAAGTGTTTGCAATCAAGGGAAGCAACGACAGCGCAGCGGCGTACATACAGAAACCGTCAAAAAGCAATCGTGAACAAGCATACCTTTTCACGATAGGCGTTGACACAGGGAAAAGCTGGCTGATGGACAGATTGAAACTTGAAACGCCGGGTCCGGGGTACTGTCATTTCCCGTTAGAACAGGGGAAGGGGTACGACGAAAAATATTTTAAAGGGCTGACTTCCGAAAAAAAGGTACTGCGGTACAAAATGGGAAGACCGTACTTTGCATGGGAGCTGAAGGACAAGGGGGAACACAAAAGGAATGAAGCGTTAGACTGCCGGAACTATGCAACGGCGGCAATCGAAATCACGCAGCTTCCGTTGAAGAAGCCGGAGGAAAAGAAAGCGGCGGCAGCAGGAGCGGCGGCAGGAAGGAAAAGAAAAAAGAGAAGAAGCAACGGAGGTATATTGTAATGGCAGGAATTACACTTGAAACAGCGCAAAAGCATTTAGACGTATGGCTGGAAGCGGAAATGACAGTTGCGACGGGACAGAGCTATACAATCGGTTCCCGGACGCTGACACGGGCGAACCTAACAGAAATCAGGAACGCTATAGAGTATTGGAACGGGAAAGTACAGAAGCTGGAGAATGTGCAGCGCAAGGGAGGAAGAAACAGGATAAAGCGGGGAGTGATACGGGACTTGTAAAATTGCCCGGTATTGCCCGCAATTTCCCCCGATTGCCCGAAATGCCGTTTTATTTCCTTTTTTTGCACGGAAAAAGCTGATATTATATAAACTGGTAAGATTGAAAAAACAGCAAGAAAGCACTGGAAACAGTGCTTTTTTCATGCCATAAAACGGGAGAAGGTGAAGGATTGAACGGCATAGCAAGGGCAATAGACAGCGTAATTGCCACGATTGCGCCGCAGACGGCATTGAAAAGAACTGCCGCAAGACAGAAAATGCAGATTTTGAACAGCGGTTACAGCAATTACGGCGCAAACACAACAAAAAAGTCTTTAATCGGGTGGAATTATGCAGGAGGTTCAGCCCGTGAAGACATAAACGACAATCTTTATATATTGCGGCAGCGTTCCCGTGATTTATACATGGGCGTACCGATTGCAACGGGCGCAGTAAAAACAATGCGTACAAATGTTGTCGGGCGGGGGCTGATGTTAAAACCAACGGTGGACGCAGAAGCATTGAAGCTGACAGCGGCGCAGGCGCAGCAATTAGAGAAAGAAATAACAAGGGAATGGGCATTGTGGGCAGAAAGCCCGGATTGCGACATGGCAAGGATTGACAATTTTTATGAGTTGCAACAGTTGGCTTTCCTGAATTGGCTTGCTTCCGGGGACACGCTTGTATTGCTTCCGACAAAGAAGCGGAAAAACCAGCCATATGATTTGCGGGTGCAGCTTGTAGAAGCTGACCGACTTTCAAGCCCGAATAATTTTGACACATTCGACAATCAGATTGTCGGGGGCGTTGAGGTAGACAAAGACGGGGAGGTGGTAGCATATCACTTTTCAAAACACCACCCGTTGTCATACGCAAATGAGCGCATGGAGTGGCAGAGGGTAGCAGCATACGGGGAAAAGACAGGAAGAAAGAACGTGCTGCATTTGATGTGCCGGGAGAGGATAGACCAGCGGCGGGGCGTTCCCTTCCTTGCCCCGGTCATAGAAGCATTGAAGCAGTTAGGACGGTACACGGACGCTGAATTGATAGCGGCGGTTATATCGGGGCTTTTCACTGTCTTTATAGAAAAAGAATCAAACGAAGACGGGGAGCCTGTAGGGTCCGGCATAGCGGAAGAAGACTTGATTGACGAAGACGACGAAAACAGTCTTGAACTGGGACCAGGCGCAATACTTGACCTTGCAGAAGGGGAAAAGGCGCATGATATAAACCCCGGAAGACCGAACAAAAATTTTAGCGGTTTTGTGGAAGCTATCTGCCGACAGATAGGCGCAGCACTTGAAATTCCGTATGAATTGCTTTTAAAGCATTTCACAAGTTCCTATTCTGCAAGCCGGGGAGCTTTAGAAGAAGCGTGGAAAATGTTCAAAATGTACCGGGCATGGATGGCGAACGATTTTTGCCAGCCCGTATATGAAGAATGGCTTGCGGAAGCGGTAGCGAAAGGCAGGATAAAAGCCCCCGGATTCTTCACAGACCCGTTGCGCCGGAAAGCATACTGCAAAGCGCAGTGGAACGGACCGGCACGGGGGCTTCTGAACCCGGTGCAGGAAGTAGGGGCGGCGGTAACAAGGGTTGAAAACGGCTTTTCCACAAGAAGCGCAGAAACAATGGAGATGGCTGGCGGCGACTTTTACAGTAATTGCGAACAGCTAAAGCAGGAAGAAAAGAAACTAAAGGAGGTAAAGAAAATTGTCAACGCAGGGGAACAAAAACCCGGAAGCGCAGCCGGGCAGCAGGGGAACGGGGCAAAGCCCGGAGAACCAGCAGAACAGCAGGACGACAACGGGACAAAGCCCGGAGAGCCAGCCGAACAGAAAGACGGCGACGGGAAGCAGGGAGAAAAGCCCGTTCGGAGTGACACAGAATAAATTCTGGGACTTTGTACCGGGGACGGCGACAAAGCCGCCTGAATTGCTTCTATACGGGACTATCAGCAGCCAGCAGAGCTGGTGGGAAGACAGGGTAACGCCCGCACAGTTTAACAGGGAGCTTGCGGCATTGGGTGAGGACGTGCCGGAAATAGTAGTGCGTATCAACAGCCCCGGCGGTGATGTGTTCGCAGCGAACGCAATCTATACACGGTTGAAGGACCACGGCGCAAAAATAACAGTGAAGGTTGACGGGTGGGCAGCTTCTGCCGCCACGATTATCGCAATGGCAGGCGACACAATAAAGATACCGAGAAACGGCGTATTCATGATTCATGACCCGGCAATGACCGTCTGGGATACGTTCAGGGCAGAAGACTTTGAAAAGATGGCGCAGGAATTGAAGGTGATAAAACAATCAATCATAAACGCCTATTCTGTAAAAACGGGAAAGACGGCTGATGAAATATCCGGCTTTATGTCAGATGAAACATGGTGGACGGGCGACGAAGCGGTGGAAAACGGTTTTTGTGATGAACTGATGTTTGAGGAAGCCCAGACGGTCATTGAAAACGCAGGAAGAATCATTGTCAATTCTGTACCGATTGACATGGGGAATTTCAAGACCGTTCCTAAAATGTTGTTAAACAGCCCGGCAGCAACGCCGGGAGGTTTGCAAAACGGCAGACAGCCGGAAAATAAACCCAAAAAGGAGGAAAAAAAGATGGAACCGAAAGACGCAATCACAACGATTGAAGCATTGAAAGCGGCATACCCCGACTTGACGGCAACAATAGAAGATAATGCCCGGAAAGAGGAAAGAAACCGTATCAAGGCACTGGAAGACGCAGCGGTGGGAGGGTTTGAAAGCATTGTGCATGACGCAAAGTTTGTGAACCCTATTTCTGCCGGGGAAATGGCATTGCAGATTGTGATGGAACAAAAGAAACAGGGCGGCGCATACCTGCAAAACAGGGAAGAGGACGTAACAGACAGCCACGTTTCTGACGTAGGCACAGGCGCAAGCGAGAAGGGCGGCGAAGGGAAAGACCCCTTTAATGAAGCGATTGACCGCTTGTTTCCTGATGTGAAATAAAGGGAGGGACAACAATGGGAATGTACGAAATTGAAACAAGGACGTGTGAAGCGAAAAACTTTTTCGCTGGCGACTTCCAGACGCTGACCGAAAGCGGGACGGCAGGCGGTGAGCTTGCAGAACATATGCCCGTAGCGGAAGACGCAGAAGGAAAGATTGTTGCGGTGACAGCAGAAACGGCAGCAAATGTTGTGGGAATTACGGCAGCGGCGGCGGCAGCAGATGAACCAGTTGTATATTACATGACGGGGGAATTTTTTCAGGAAGCATTGAACCTGCCGAATGGCGTAACGGTAGAAGACATAAAAGGACCCCTGCGGAAAATGTCAATTTTCCTGCGGAAGTTAGGTTAAAAGGGAGGATAAAAAGATGGCAAATGAAACAGTAAGTATTTATGACCCACGGACAATGGGGCGGGTAGTTTCTAAAATGCCCCCGGTGCATACGTTTTTCAGAAGCACTTTCTTCAAGCATGAAGAAACTTTTGTAACAGAAGCGGTTGACGTGGACTTTGTAAAGGGTTCCCGCAAGGTTGCGCCGTATGTGCATAGACTTATCGGCGGGAAAACCGTGGCAAATACAGGGTATGAAACAAAGAGCTACAAGCCGCCTTTGGTTGCGCCTGATAAAATTACAACGGTTGACAATCTGTTAAAGCGACAGCCGGGGGAAAGCATTGTTTCAGGAAGAACCCCTGCGGAACGTGCAGTTCTGAAAATGTCAAGTGACTTTGTGGAGCTGCGGGAAATGATTACACGCCGGGAAGAGCTGATGTGTGTGCAGTCTATCTTCATGGGGAAAATCCCGATTATCGGGGAGGGGCTGAACGAAGTAATTGACTTCAAGTTTACGAACCGGGAAGAAATCACGACGGCAGCAAAGAAGTGGACCGGGAAGGATTCTGACCCGATAGTAGACTTGAAGCGGTGGCACAAGAAAGTACAGCAGACAGGATTCACAAATTGCGATATGTGCATTATGTCAGATGATGTTGCAACGGTATTTGTCAACCATGAGAAGGTGAAGAGCCTGCTGGACGTGAAAAATTATAACCTTGCTGTCATTCAGCCACGGCAGCTTCCGAACGGCGTAACCTATATCGGGACTATTCACGAATTAGGGCTTGACATTTACACATACAACGAATGGTATCTTGACGACTGGACAGACCCGGACCCGAAGAAAGCGACGGAAAAACCGCTTGTCCCGGAAGGTGAGCTTGTTCTTATCAGCAGCAATGCAAATTATTCCATGTATTACGGCGCAATAACCCTGATTGATGATAATACAAAGGAGTTCCGCACGGTAGAGGGGAAATATGTGCCTGATACATGGGTAAAGAGAAAGCCCGCAAGAAGATTCTTGCAGTTGTCTTCTGCCCCGCTGTCCGTGCCGCATGACGTAGACAGTTGGTTTGTGGCAAAGGTAATATAATGGACTTTAAGGCGCAGATAATAAAAGACCTGAAAGTATTTCATAACCCCGGAGAGTTTGCGGAAATGATGTGCATATGGTACGACGGGCAGCAGTACGAAGTACCAGCCGTTCTTGACCACATGACAGGGACAGACAGGCAGAAGCCGGGCGGCGACAATGCGGAGGGGATATATAGAGCGGAAGCAATGCTTTATATATCCCACGCAGATATAGGCATTGTACCGAAAAAGGGGCGTGAAATAGAAATAGAGGAAGCCGGGGCGGTAAATTCCTACACGATTGAGAAAAGCAGCTATGAAGCCGGGGAAATCGTGCTTGAACTGGGGGCGTATACAGAATGATTGAAGTATCAGCGGAAGCGATAGAGCGGGTGGAGCGTATTCTGGCAGGCGTTCCAAAAGGTGCGGAACGTGCGCTGTCAAACGCAATAAACCGGGGATTGTCACGGGTGAAGACCGGGGCGAAAAAACGGGTGAAAGAAGTGTATACCGTGCAAAGCAGCGCATTTACAGCGGCGGCAAATGTGCAGGTAAGCAAGGCAAGTACAGGCAATCTTGCGGGCGTTGTGACGTTCGCAGGCTGCAAGATACCGCTATACAAATTTCAGGTAACGCCGAAAGCCCCCGGAGTAGGAAGGAAGGTAAAGGCGGCAGTAAAAAAAGGCGGCGGCACACAGTTTGAAGAAGCGTTCATTGCAAATTTGAAGTACGGAACGGGAGTTTTTGAACGGGAAACGTCGAAAAGGTTCCCTGTTGAAGAGCTTATGGGACTTTCAGCGGCGCAGATGATAGAAAATGAAAATATAATGCAGGAGCTGGAGGAAGAAGCGCAGCAGGTAGTGAACGAGCGTCTGGAACATGAGATTGAACGCATTTTGAACGGCTACGGAGGTTAAAGGAATGACCGCTATAAATTTATTAGAGTGCCTGGAAGAGTTTGTGAAAGAGAAAACGGCAGATATTAAGCTGCAAGTGAAGGTAAGGAACCGAAACCCGCAGGAAGTGAAAGAGAGGGCGGCAGACGTTTATAAAATGCGTCTTCCGAAAAAAGAGGACCAGACAGAGAAAGTCCCATATATCCTTCTGCAATTCCTGACCGGGAAGGACGACAAGGAGAACGGGGAGCCGCAGGAAAGCGATTGCAAAATACGGATAGTAGTTGCGACGTATTCAGAAGACGGCGGCGAAGGTTCCTTTGATGTGCTGAACGTGCTTTTGCGTATCAGGAGCGAACTGGAAAAAGCCGGGGTTGTCGGTGAAAGGTTCACGCTGCAATACCCGCTTGAATATATCGTATACCCGGACAGCACACAGCCCTATTATTTGGGTGAAATGATAACTAACTGGTCAATACCGACAATGGAAAGGGAGGTAACGGACATATGGCAGTAAAGAAGAACGCCACAGAAGCCGCAGGAACGGCAGAAAAGGAAAAGACGGTAAATACTACCACCAAAGACGGAAAAGCCGTTTCTGGGGCAGACAGCGCAGCCACAGAGGGCAAAGAAAAGGAAGGGGAAGCGGTGACGCTTGCATATATCGGACCGCAACTGCCCGGTGGACTTCTGAAAACAAATAAAATCATGATAGGGACAAGGGAAGAAATCATGAAGGAGCTTGCGGGGGTTCTGGAGAAATACCCGCTTGTGGAAAAAATGCTTGTCCCGGTAGAGAAGATGGCAGAGAAAAAAGACAAGGCGGCAACGGCAGGAAACATTCTGAACAAATATTACACGGACATTGTTTCTTCTATTGCCGCAGGAGAGAGAAAGGAGGAATAAAAGATGGCTGATATTACACATGGGATTGATACAAAGAAGCAGCAGACAAGCGTTGCAAGCCCGACAGTCGTGGCAACGGGGATTCCGTTTGTAGTAGGAGCTTCCCCGGCGCACATGGTAGGCGGGAAGGTAAACAGCGTAATAATGGCGAATAACTATGAAGAAGCCGTGAAAGCGTTGGGATATTCCGACAACTGGGAAGGTTACGGGCTTTCAGAAGCAGTCTACACGCAGTTTGTATTATATCAGCAGTCCCCGGCGTTTTTCGTGAACGTTTTGGACCCGTCAAAGCACAAAAAGGAAGTGACCGGGAAGAAATACGAGATTGCGGAAAACCAGATTGTGCTTCCGCTTGAAACGATTGCGGAAAGCGTAACGATTGAGGGGAAGACGAAAGGCACAGATTTTGAAGTGTTCTACAATGACACAGCCTGCATTGTAGAATTTACAGAGGACACGACAGGGGAAATGACGGTATCATGTACGGAGGTTGACCCGTCGAAGGTGACAAAAGCTGATATTATCGGCGGTTACAGCGTAGCGACGCACAAGACGACGGGGCTTGAACTGATTGACGATTGTTTCCCGAAATACAGGATTGTCCCTGACCTGATTTTGTGTCCGAATTGGTCACATGACCCGGAGGTGGCGGCGGTGATGTCAGCGAAGGGGGAGAACATAAACGGGCTTTTCTCAGCGGACGCACTTCTGGACGTAGACACAAGGGCAGAGGGCGGGGCGACGTATTACACGGAAGTCCCGGCATGGAAGCAGTCAAAAAATTTCATGAAGCCGAATGAATTAGTATGCTTCCCGAAATTGAAGCTGGGCGAAAGGGTTTTTAATTTTTCGACGCAGCAGGCGGGATTGATGGCACGGACGGACAACGACGGTTCGCTGGGCGACGGGACCCCCTGCGAAAGTGCTTCAAACAAGAGCTTGCAGGCTGACAGCATGGTACTGGCAAGCGGTGAAGAAGTCGTGCTTGACGTTCAGAAAGCAAACTATCTGAATGACAACGGGGTTATAACGGGGCTGAACTTCATCAACGGTTTTGTGAGCTGGGGAGATTATACGGCTTGTTTCCCTGCGAACACAGACCCGGTTGACTATTTCTATTGCATTTCCCGTATGTTTAAGTGGGTAGCAAAGACGGTCACGCTTTCTTACTGGTCACACGTTGACCGGAAGTTGACCCGGCGACTGTTAGACGCAATCTTGCAGGGTATCAACGACTGGCTGGCGGCACTGACGGCAGATGAAAAGATTGTGGGCGGGCGTGTAGAACTGCGGGAAGAGGAAAACAGCTTGACAGCGTTAATGTCAGGAAAGGCAAAATTCCATATCTACATTACGCCACCTTCACCTTTGCGGCTTATGGAATATGTGCTTGAATATGATATTTCCTATCTGTCAAGCCTGCTGGCAGCATAAGGAAGGAGGGCTAAAAAATGCCGAAGATTGATGAACTTGTTATAAATTTTAGAGTATATGAGGACGCAAACGAGTATCTGGGAATGTCAGAAGCGACGCTGCCGGAAGTGTCGAACCTTGCGGAAGAGATTACAGGGGCGGGGATTGCCGGGAATGTTGAAGCGGTAGTATTGGGACATATCGAAGCAATGACACTGACGCTGAACTTCCGAACGGTCACGAAAGCGGCAATCCGGCTGGCAGAACCGAGAATACATAATATTGACCTGCGGGCGGCGCAACAGGTAAGGAACACGCAGACAGGCAAAATTGAAACGGTTGCAGCAAAGCACATTATGAAGGTTGTACCGAAAAAGTTTGCGCCTGGAAAACTTGCGGCAGCTTCCGCAGCGGACGCAAGCGGAGAATATGCCGTTTCATACTATGCACTGTATCTGGACGGGAAGAAGGTAATTGAAATTGACCCGCTGAACTTTATTTATTATATCAACGGGACAGATTATCTTAGCGACGTAAGAAGGGCACTGGGCAAATAAAAAAGGGAAAGGCAGAGAGCCAGCGGAAGGGTCCGCTGGTTTTTATCTGCCTATTTTTAGGAGGTAAAAAGATGGAAGATAACAAGGTTGTACAGGGGCAGCAGGAAGAGTTCACGGAGGAAATGAAGGAAGCGCAGAAAACCGGGATTGTCAGCATGGAAGACAAGAAGAAAGAGAAAAAGACCAGCCTGAACTACACGCACACCTTCAAAGCCCCGGTTGAGATTAACGGAGAGAAGCACAAGGCGTTGACATTCTACTTTGAAAAGCTGACAGGGGAAGACGTAGAAGCGATAGAAGAGGAATTGCAGGACCAGAACAAATACGTTCTGACCCCGGAAGTGTCGTCTGTATTCCAGACCATGCTTGCCGCACGTGCAGCAGGCGTGGGGGCTGATGAAATCAGGCGGCTTCCTCTTGGGGAGTACATGAAAATCAAGAATCAGGCAAGAAGTTTTTTAATAGAATCGGGCTATTAAAAGTAAGCAGCCCCGGAAATTTTATCAGAAAACAGGCTTACAGACTGGCAAGGGCTTCTAACACGCCTATACCGTTCTTTATGCAGCTTACACTTTCCGCACTTTTCCGCTGGATTAAAAGCGTGAATGAAGTAGAAAGGGAAGATGCACGGGAGCGGGAACGCCTAACACATAAAAAGTGATAGGAGGTGGAAGCGATTGGCAGGGTCACAGAAGGAATTTGAACTTCTTTTTAAGCTGAAAGCGTCACTGGGCGGGAATTTCAACAGCACTTTCAAAGGTGCGATTGAAACACAGCGCAAGTTGCAGGACAGCATAAAAAGCGTAAATTCCATGCAATCAAAGGTTGACGGCTACACAAAGGCTTCAAACGCCATAGAGCAGCAGAGGGGGAAGCTGGAAAAACTGCAAGCGGAACATGAAAAAGTTTCGCAGAAGATACAGCAACACCAGACGAACGCTGAAAGGCTGCGGGCGAAAATCGAAGAAACAGGCGACGCAACGGGAGAACTGACAGCGCAGCTTGTGAAGGAAGAAAACGAAGTCGCAAGGAATACCGAACGCCTGAAAAGCAATGAAAACCAGATACGACAGACCACTGCCAGCATACACTCACAAGAAGAACAGCTTGAACGGATGGCGCAGGAGCTACGGGACGCAGGGATTGACACAGACAATCTGGAAGAATCAAACGCCCGCTTGCAACGGTCATATGAACGGCTGCGGGGTTCGCAAGAAAATTTAAGCCGTATCAATTCCGAACAGGCAAAAATAAAAGAGAATATAGCAGCTACAAAGACACAGCTAATGGGAACGATAGGGGCGGTTGGCGCAGTTGCGGCGGCGATATACGCCGGACCCGTACAGGCGGCGCAGAAATACGAAACCGCTATGGCGAAAGTCGGGACGATTGCAGACACAAAGCAAGTGCCGCTTGAACAGCTTTCAAGTGAAATCATGAAGCTGTCAAACACGACGGGGATTGCTGCCGAAGCTATTGCAGATGATGTTTACAATGCAATTTCAGCGGGGCAGAAGACTGGGGACGCAGTAAACTTTGTTAGCAATTCAGCTAAACTTGCAAAAGCGGGATTTGCGGAAAGTTCGCAGACGCTGGACGTTCTGACGACGATTCTAAACGCTTACGGAATGGAAGCGTCAAAAGTAGGCGACGTGTCGGATATGCTTATTCAGATACAAAATAAAGGTAAAGTGACCGTGGGCGAACTGTCAAGCGTTATGGGTAAAATCATACCGACAGCAAACGCAAACGGGGTGGCATTAGAGCAGCTTGGGGCTGGTTATGCAATCATGACCAGCAAAGGTATTGCGGCAGCAGAAACCACAACTTACATGAATAGTATGCTGAATGAGCTTGGAAAGTCCGGGACTACAGCAGACAAACTTTTGCGGCAGACAGCGGGGAAGAGCTTCAAGGAATTGATGGCAGACGGGAAGAGCCTGGGCGACGTTCTGGGAATAATGCAGGAAGCGGCAGAAAGCAGCGGGAAAAGCCTGTCTGATGTGTTCGGGTCCGCAGAAGCAGGAAAAGCGGCAGTTTCCCTTTTGTCGAACGGTGTGGACGGATTCAACGAATCTGTAAAAGGAATGGTTGAGAGCGCAGGCGCAACGGAAGAAGCGTTTGCGAAAATGGAAAACACCACGGAAGCGAAAATGCAAAAGGCAAAGAACAGTATCGCAAATTTAGGTATTGTTCTGGGTCAAAACCTTCTGCCGATTGTCGGGAACCTTGCAGACAAGGTGGCTGCGGTCGTGATAAAAGTTTCAGAATTTGCGCAGGCGAACCCGAAGCTGGTTCAAACAGTCCTAAAAGTAGCGGCGGCACTTGCAGGAATGAGAATTGCAGGGCTGACCGCAAAACTGGGGTTCCTGAACATAGCAAGCGGGATAAAGGACGCACAGAGAGTTCTGGAGCTTTTCAAGATAAAGGCAATCGGGCTTTCCAGCATAGGTTCAAAAGTTGTCGGATTCATCACAAAACCGTTTAGCGGTATCGGCGGCATACTTGGAAAGGCACTGTCAGGAATAGGCGGCATTGTCGCACGTTCCCCGCTTGGGTCAATCGGAAGGGTGGTTGCTTCCAGTTTTGGAAAAATCGGGTCATTCATTGCCCCGGTAGGAAACATCATAAAAAAGGCGTTAGGACCGTTGGGAAAAATTGGTTCGACGCTTCTGGGACCGTTAGGAGGGATTGCAGGAAAGATTTTGCCCGTAGTAGGCGTGGTAACTGCGGTTATTACGGCAGTACAGCTATTACGGAAGAACTTTGATAAAGTCCGGGACGCTGTAGGAAATATTTTCGGAGAAAAGGGGCTTGAGATATTCGACAAAATTGTTGCAGTAGTAACAAGCGTAGGCGAAACAATCAAGGGCGTTTTTTCAGACGGAAATCTGGGTGCGGCAAGGGACAAGATACAAGAGATTTTCGGGGAAAAGGGCGTTGCGGTATTTGATACCTTTGCAGGCGTTTTCCAGAAAGTTGTAGCGGCAGCAGGGGAGTTTGTAGGGTTTGTGACAACGCATATAGTCCCGGTTGTCGAACAGTTTTTGAATGTGCTGATTACAACGGTCATTCCGGGAATTATCAGCGGCATACAGTCAGCAGCCCCGGTGGTAATGCAGATTTTTCAGGCAATAGCGGACTTCATAGGCGGCATTATCCCGGTCATAGGAAGTTTTATTGCGGGCATTATGCCGATTATCAGCGAAGTTATAACATTCATTCAAACGTATGTTTTACCGATTATCAGCGAAGTTTTTAACTTTATCGTATCAACGGTACTTCCGTTCATTGTGCAGGGCATACAGCAGCTAGGGACCATAATAACAACGGTTCTTTCAGCAGTCTTGCCTGTAGTGCAGACCGTCTTCCAGACAATATGGACTATCATACAGCCGATTTTGACACAGATTCTTACAACGGTACAGGCGGTTTTGCCGCAGGTGCTTTTTGTATTTCAAACAGTATTCACAACGATTGGAAGTGTGGTGCAGGCGGCAACGCAGATTTTTCAAGGGCTGATACAGTTTATCACGGGAGTTTTCACCGGGAACTGGGGCGCAGCTTGGGAGGGCGTGAAGTCGGTATTTCAAGGAGCGTGGGACGGGCTAAAGTCCATAGCAACGGGCGTTATCAATGGAATTATAGGCGTTATCAACGGAGCTATTTCAGCACTGAACAGCATTAAGATTCCAGACTGGGTTCCGGGAGTAGGAGGGAAGGGCATAAACATTCCGACACTTCCGACCTTTGCAAAAGGAACAAAGAACACGCCGGACACATTCATTGCAGGTGAAGAGGGTCCAGAGCTGATAACAAATGCGCCAGGAATGACGGTATACACGGCGCAACAGACAAAAGACATATTCAGCGCACAGAACGCAGCCGGACAGGTGGCGCAGGCGGCAGGAGCCGGGCAGACGGCTTCACAGGTATTCTACAATACCACGAACAATGCGCCGGAAGTAAAGCCGCCAGAAGTAGTGAGCGGCGCAGGAACGGGCGGCGGGAATAGCGTAACAATCAACAGCAATCCGACAATATACGTTGATGGCGACAAAGCGGGCGACTTGGAAGAGAAGCTGGAGGAAAACAATAGAAACTTGTTGCAGGAGGTAGAAGACCTTCTGGACAAAAGAAATGATGATGAAAGGCGGTCAAGGCATGAGTAAGACATATACAACAATATCCGGGGATATGTGGGACCAGATAGCGTACACGCAGATGGGCAGCGTCCTTCATACGGACAAATTGATAAAAGCTAATGCCGACTATGCCGCAATGTTTATCTTCCCTGCCGGGGTAGTTCTGACTATCCCGGAAGTGGAGGAAAAACAAAGTATGGAGCTGCCGCCGTGGAAAAGGGGGTTGTTAATCTAATGAGCGACAAAAGACTTGCACGGCGGGTGGTGCTAAAGCTGAAATTTGAAAATGTAGACGTGCCAGAGAATATAGCGTTGCATTTAGTGAGCGCAAGTTATACGGACAATGAAGACGGAAGCACAGATGATTTTCAAATTGTGTATGAAGACCGGGAACGGAACCTGATGGGGGACTGGCTGGAAGTAAAGCCGACAATCATAAAAACAACAAAGCAGGTTGTGAAAGAGGTTCAGAAAGAAGAAGTAATAAATTATGTTGTGAAGCGGGGTGACACATTGTGGGCGATTGCTTCACAGTATTTAGGGAGCGGGACAAAGTACCCGCAGATTGCACAAGAAAACAACATACCGAACCCGAATTTGATTTATCCGGGGCAGGTATTCAGGATAACGACAGGCGGCACGGCAAAGAGTACAGCAGTTGAAACCGTGGAGGAAGTGAAGCAGGGGGCAAAGCCGAAACTTGTAACGGCGGTTCTTGTCCAGCAGAACTGGAACGACACAGGGAAAGACGCAACTTTGAATATCGGGACTTTTGAAATAGACGGTATCGACGTATCAGGACCGCCCACAAAAGTAACCGTGAAAAGCACGTCTATTCCGTACACTTCCACAATGCGGATAGAGAAAAAGTCAAGGGCGTGGGAAAATATCACGTTAAAAGCAATAGGGGAACAAATAGCGGGTGACAGCGGGCTTTCCCTGATGTATGAAGCAAGCGACAATCCGACATTCAAAAGAAAAGAGCAGGTGCAAACGTCGGACGTAAAGTTTTTGCAGGAGCTATGCCACGCCGCAGGAATGGCGTTGAAAGTGACAACGCTGAAAATTGTAATATATGACGCTGCGGAGTATGACGCAAAACCCGCAGCAAAGACTTTCAAATACGGGGATAAAAATATTATATCATACAAACTGGGAACAAGCCTGACAGATACGGCGTACACAAGTTGTCATGTTTCTTATACAGACCCGGACAGCAAAGAAACCATTGAATATACATACACGCCGGACAGCAGCACGGGGACAGGGCAGGTTCTGGAGATAAACGAAAAAGTCAGGAACACGGAGGAAGCGAAGACGCTGGCAAAAAAACGCCTGCGGGAAAAGAACACGCAGGAATTTACAGCAAGTTTGAAGGTAGTGGGCGACGTTTCATTTGTAGCGGGAATGACCGTAAAATTAAAAGGCTTTCAGAAGTTCGATAGAAAATACAAGGTAACGCAGGCGAAGCACAGCTTGACAGGGGGCTACACGGTAGACCTTTCTTTAAAACAGGTTCTGGAGGGGTATTAATGGCAGATATGAACGAACTAAAAAACATGATACGGAAAGGGACCGTGCAGAGCGTGAATGACGGAACCATGAAAGCACGGGTGAAGTTCGGGGATAAAGGCGGCATTGTGTCAGGGGAGCTTCACATATTAGTCAGACCCAGAATAGTAGTTCCGGGGGAAAAGGACAAAGCCGGGAATAAAACAAAAACGGAAGCAGGGCATTTCCACGAAGCATATATAACAGAGTGGGTCCCGAAAGTAGGGGACCTTGTTTTGTGCCTGATGATTCCTGACGGCGACGGGGAAGGGTACATTGTAGGGAAGGTGATGTAATGGCAAAAATCGGAAGTTTCGGGAGCCTTGTTTTCAGCGTGTCGGAAAATACGGTAAAAACATTTGACGGCATGAACTGGGATTTTTCCGCTGATTACGCAACGCATGACAGGCACATAAAAGCTGACCTGCTAGAATACATGGGACCGGGGATTGAAAGCATATCATTTTCTATGACGCTTTCTGTATTTTTAGGGGTAAACCCGTTAAAGGAAATAAAAAAGCTGCGGGAGATGGTGCGAAAGGGATACGCAGAACGGCTTGTAATCGGCGGCAAGGTATACGGCAGTTACAAGTGGGTAATGCAGAAAGGGACGGTTGACTTTCAGAGGTTCGACAACAAAGGGAATTTGTGGGCGGCAAACATAAAAGTGACCCTGAAAGAGTACCCGAAAAGGTGATAAAGATGGATATTATCAGAGGTGACGGAACACTACTAAAAAATATTGACCTATCCCCGAAAAATGAATATCAGGAAGTATTGCAGAATGTAGCAATCATAATAGACACATGGGAAAATACCTGCCCTTTGCTGCGGGCGTTAGGGCTTCCGGGGCAGTTGATAGGAAGACCGTTGCCCGTAGTAAAAAATATCATGGTGGGGCAGTTGCATGACCAGATTGAAGAATATGAGCCACGGGCGATTCTGGGGGATATAACCTTTGAAGAAAATGCTTTCACGGGGAAGCTGATACCAATAATAGAAATAGAGGGGGTGCAGACGGAAAATGAAGAAACCTGAAAGGGAATACCCGGACATTGAGTTTCTGGAAACGGACACAGAAACGATTGAAAGCAATATGATTGCGCTTTATGAAGAGCTGGTAAACAAAGAGCTGGTGAAGCAGGGGAAACGGGAAAAATACAAAGTTTATCCGGCTTCCCCGGAGCGTCTTTTTATTGCATGGTGCGCCGCTATTATTGTACAACAAAGAGTGCTGATAAATGAAACGGCAAAAAAGAATGTTCCCCGGTATGCAAAGGGGGAGTATTTAGACAGCCTTGCGGAGCTTTTCAAGGATATTGAACGCCTGCCCGCCACGCCTGCCGTTGCAAAATTCCGTTGTTACATATCGGCGGCGCAGAATCAAAGCGTAATTGTCCCGCAGGGGACACGGATAACATTTGACGGGGAAATCACATTTGAAACCACGGAAGAGCTTGAAATAAAAGCCGGGGAAACATACGGGGAAGTCAACGGGAAATGCCAGACAGCGGGAATTGTCGGGAATAACCTTGCGCCTGGGCAGGTGAAAGAAATTGTTGACGTTTACGACTATTATTTAAAAGCTGAAAACGTGACAAAGACAGAGGGCGGCGCAGGAGAGGAAGACGACACTTCATACTATGAGCGCATGAGGGAGAGCATGGAGAGCTTTTCAACAGCGGGTCCAATAAACGGCTATATCTATCACACAAAGACAGTCAGCACGGCAATAGCTGACGTTGCGGCAACAAGCCCGGAAGCCGGGGTGGTAGATATTAGGGTATTGTTACAAGGCGGGGAACAGCCGACGCAGGCAGTTCTGGAGGAAATAGAAGCCGCCCTGAACGCTTCCGACGTGCGCCCGCTGACGGATATTGTCACGGTATCAATGCCGGAGGAAGACCCGTTTGAAATAGACCTGACATATTACATAAACCGAAACAGTCAGGCAAGCACAAGCATTACAGACAGGGAAGCAAGGGCAGCGGTGGAAGAATACATAAAATGGCAGACCGGGAAAATGGGAAGGGACATAAACCCGTCATACCTGACGCAGTTAATCATGGCAGCAGGCGTGAAGCGGGTAGAAGTAAGAAAACCGACATTTCAGGTGGTAGAGGAAACACACGTTGCAAGGATTGTCCGGGACACAATGAAGGTTTTGAACGGGGGTGTAGAAAATGCCTAACCCCAAAGGAATAAGGAACGCCGGGCGGGATATGTACACGGTGAATTTTGCGGACTATCTGCCGGGGGCGTTGAAGCAGGACCCGAAAATCAAGGCGATTGCGGAAGCGGTAACAAAGGAAGCATTGACGGTCAGCGGGGAAATTGAAAATGTGCTGATATATTCCCGTATAGACGAACTGCCGGAAGCATTGATTGACATTCTGGCATACGATATGCACGTTGACTGGTACGACTATTCTTTTCCGCTGAAAGTAAAACGGGACATTCTGAAAAGCAGCGTAAAAGTCCATAAGAAGATGGGGACAAAATATGCCGTTGAAAAAGCACTGGGCGCACTGTACCCGCAAAGCGAAGTTGAAGAATGGTATCAGTACGAAGGGGAACCACATCACTTTCACATTGTATGCGACGTAACGGAAAACAGGGTGACAGCCAGTTTTCAGGAAATTATAAATGCCGTGATGATGTACAAAAGGCTTTCTTCACATTTGGACGAAGTTGTATATCAGGCAAGCGTGGGTATCAGGGTAGAAACGCATACAGACTTCTTTCTGTACAAAAACCCGGCAACGGGGAGCCTGCTGGCGGGTACATACCCGCAGAGGATAAGGCGGGGCGTACAGGCGGGAAGCGTGATTGTAGTGGGGACGGACGCTGCGGGGTTTATCTTTTTACCGACACAGGCGGGGACATACCCATACAGAAACACAATATTCAGGCACACAGGCGCACAGATTGACGTAGAAACGGCTTTAAAGGCTTACGGGTATAGAAATACACCTGCGGGGAGAATAAGGGCAGGAGAAGAGCCACAGAGAAGCCACAGAGGGGCGCAGGCAGAAACGGGCATTGAAGCGCAGACAGGAAAAGAAAGTTTTATGTTTTCTTCCCCGGCAGCAGGAACCGCCCCGGACAGAAACACAATATTCAGGCACACAGACGCACAGATTGACGCAGAAACGGCTTTAAGGGCTTACGGATATAGAAATACACCTGCGGGACAGATAAACGCAGGAGAAGAGCCACAGAGAAGCCATAGAGGGGCAGAAACAGGCGCAGGGATAGAAACACGGACGGAAGCAGAGGGAACGCCGTTTTCTGTCCCGGCAGCAGGAACCGCCCCGGACAGAAACACAGTATTTCAGGAAAGCGGCGCAAACATAGAAGCAGAAGGGGAGGCAGAGGGCTTCCCCTTCTTCATGCAAGCTGCCGGAACA